CGGGCGCTCAAGGGGCTACTGGACCTACTGGAGGAACAGGAGCCACTGGATCCGTTGGACTAACTGGTAGTACAGGTTTAACTGGTCTAACAGGCAACACAGGAGCTCAAGGTGTAACGGGTGCAGTTGGATTAACTGGCTCTACAGGTTTAACTGGTATGACTGGCGCAACTGGATTAACCGGCGCGACTGGTTTAACAGGCATGACAGGGCCAACAGGCATTAAAGGAAACACCGGAGCTGTTGGGCAAACAGGTTCAACAGGTCTAACTGGTTCAACAGGTATGACAGGTAGCACAGGCGTTACCGGTGTAACTGGCGCACAAGGAAATACCGGTGCACAAGGAACTTCAATCAATGTGCGTGGAAGTGTTTCTTTAGTTGCAGATCTACCTCCTACCGGTAACGCAGTTAATGATGCATACATTGTAGATGCAGACGGCGACCTATACGTTTGGAATGGCAGTGCATGGAGCAGTGTTGGACAAATTGTTGGGCCACAAGGTTCACAAGGAGTCACTGGTAACACAGGTGCGAAAGGTAACACGGGTCTTACAGGCGCAACAGGATTGACTGGCAACACCGGCGCGGTTGGAAATACAGGTGTAACAGGGCTAACTGGGCTAACAGGAGCAACGGGTTTAACAGGAGCAACTGGTTTAACAGGAGCAACCGGTCTAACTGGTGTAACAGGAAGTACGGGAGCAAATGGACAAACTGGATCTACGGGTCATACAGGAAGCACAGGCGCAACGGGAGCAGTTGGACAAACTGGATCTACGGGAACTGTGGGAGCAATTGGACCAACTGGTCCCACCGGAGCAACTGGCTTAACTGGAAATACAGGCTCAACGGGTGCGACGGGAGACGAAGGACAGTTCTCTATTGTTGACGCTGTACCACCAACAGGTGTAAGTGGCGCTGCGTGGTTTAATGCAAATGACGGCGCAGTGTATGTTTACTATGATGGTGTATGGGTTGAGGCTGTGGGCGGTAACATTGGACCTACAGGAACGATATCTATAGTCACAGCTCCTGCTAGCTCAACGTCACCAGGAACTACAGGACAGGCAGGGTATGACGCTTCGTACTTATACGTATGCGTAGCAACTAATACGTGGATTAGAGTTCTCAGAAGCGCCTGGTAGTTCAAAACTCTAAGCCCTCTCATACCGCGTAAAGACGCCTTAAAAGCATACACCCTTCAACTTAAGGGTTTACAGCAGTTTGATTCTCTTGTTTGTTTGTAAGAATTGTACATTAGAACGGACAAAGTATTATGTCTGCAATAAATGTACATATGGTATTTAGCACATTTTAAGCTAAATAGGGTATGATATCTTAATGGAACTTGACGACAAGATAGCGCTACTTTACGCACGTGTATCTACGTCTATGCAGGTTCAAGACGGCATCTCGCTAGAGGTTCAAGAGCGCACGTTGCGCCAGGCCGCGGAGCTTGCAGGGTATAAAAATGTACAATTGATACGCGAGGAAGGACGCTCTGGCAAATCAATTAAAGGCCGTCCCGTCCTCCGTAAGGCCTTATTAGATCTTGAGTTAGGCAAAGCCCATGCATTATTTGTTACCCGCCTAGATCGCCTATCTCGCTCAACTCAAGACTTCCTATCTATCATTGACCACTCTAAGACGTACGACTGGCGCCTTGTTCTTCTTGATCTTAATCTGGACACTTCTTCATACCAGTCTCGCTTTGTCGTGACAATCATGTCCGCGCTCGCAGAGATGGAAAGATCTATCATCTCCGAGCGTCAGAAGGACGTTCACTCATATAGACGCTCAACAGGTAAAGTATGGGGTGTAGACCTAGGCCCTAAGCAACTTATCTCTGACGAGATACGTAGTCGTATTATAGCAGAACGAGAAAAGGGTCTTTCTTTGCGTGTTATTGCAAACACATTGCAAGCTGATGGTATTCCTACAGCTTATGGCGGGAAATGGTCTGCTTCTAGTATTAAGTACGTATTAGACCAGCAAAAATAAGAAGTCTGGACAAGATAGTATAAGACATATTGTTGTTACAGGTATATGATAACAACGTTGATCTAGGGCACTTAGCTTTTAAAGCCAGTAAGTCTCCTTCTTTAACCTGTATACGGAGAAGAAGGAAACTATGCTCGTAGTAGGCACAGTATCATCCAGTTCGAAGGTATCTACCTCGTGGGAAAACGTGTCTTCTTCCTTACAGTGGAATGAAGTACCAGAAACATTTATCTGGTCTTCTCTAACTAAACTCTAAGGAAAATCCTATGGCAACAACTACCAACTTCGGGTGGACAACTCCCGATGACTCATCTCTCGTCCAACAAGGCGCCTCAGCCATTCGCTCATTAGGCACCTCAGTTGATACCACTGTTGCAACTATGATTCCAAAATCTATTGTAGACGCTAAGGGTGACATTGTTGCTGCTACTGCAGCAGATACTGTTGCTCGTCTTGCTGTAGGTGCTAACGATACAGTACTTACTGCAGACTCTACTGCTGCTACTGGATTGAAGTGGGCTGCTGCTCCTGCTGCTGGTTCTATGACTCAAATTGCCACAGGTGATATATCTAGTGGTGGTGGTTCTAGCCTAACAATATCTTCTATTCCTCAAACTTATAAATCTTTGCAACTGCAACTTTTTAATGTTACAGGTGATTCTTCAATTACCAATATGGGTCTTCAACTTAATGGTAATACTAATAGCAATTATTCTTATACTTATACTCTTAATACTTCAACTGCAAATACTAGTCAATTTAGCAATATAGATAGTCTTTATATAGGTCGTTTTGGTGGCAACTATACTTATTCTATGGTTATGGATATTCCTTTATATACACAATCTTCTATGGCTAAATATGTTAGTTGGTATTCAAGTTGGCAATATAGCACTTATATGTATGTTTCTATGGGGGTTGGCGGAACTACTGGAGTAACTTCAGCGGTTACAAGTATTACACTTTTATCAAATGGTATTTCTGCTTTTACAAGCGGAAGTACCTACATACTATACGGAGTAAAATAATATGAGCAGACCAATGGTAAGAATTCACGACCTATCAACAGACACAGTCATTGACCGTGAAATGAACGATGAAGAATTTGCTGCCTATGAAGCACAGCAAGCAGCCAATGCTGTTGCTGCTCAGCAAGAAGCAGATAAGGCAGCAGCCAAAGAAGCACTATTAAGCAAGCTCGGCATTACAGCAGACGAAGCAAAACTACTTTTAAGTTAAAGACTTTCCTTGTTTTTAGGATTAAAAGATCTATACCTAAAAATAGAGCCGGACGCGCGATTACTCACGCTGTCCGGCTCTTTATGTTTTAGGCGTTCTCTCCCAGGACACCAAAAACTAGTATTACTGTATACCTGTTTCCAGGCTCTTGCGCTATTTTACGGGCAATCCTGTAATAGCATTCCAAGTTTTTGGGCCGATAACCCCGTCCGCCGCGCCTAGCTTAGGGTTCTTCTCCTGAAACGCAATTACTGCCTTCTTAGTTACAGGTCCATATTGTCCATCAGCTGGTTTAATACCTAAAGCTTTCTGTACTGTAGCAATATGGATACCAGCTTCTCCTGGGTCGATTGTCTCGCCTGGATAAACCTGTCCAGTTGTGTCTACTGCCTTTTCAACCTTTACCTCTACCGCCGCGCCGAAGACTGGACTACCAAAACCTACAACAAAAATAGGAAGACCTTTTTTATTTGCCTTATACGCGCGGATCTTTTTTGCAACTTCTCCGCCGTTGTTTTGACTTCCTTTTTCATTACCTGCTGTGTTACCTTCAATGGTAGTTACAGATCCGTCGCCGTTATCCTTAACTACGATACCGACGTGCTGAATACCTGCTGTCATTCCTCTAGAGAAATCAAAATAAACAAGATCTCCTGGCTGAGGAGTAGCTGACGCTGCGTCTGTCCACTGTTTTGCCTTCTTAAACGCAGTCGCGCCCGCAACAGTTGAAACTGTGTTGGGAAGCTTTACTCCTGCTTGATTTGCAGACCACATGCAAAAACTACCACACCATGGCAAAAAGTTTGCCTTAGTAAACGCGCCATACTTAGTTTGATTATCCTTTGGTCCTTCTGCTGTGCCTAGCTCTGCTAGCGCCACTTCTACTAAGCGAGCTGCTGTTCCTTGTGCTGCTGCCATTTTTACTTACCTCCCTTAGGCTTTGATGGTTTTGGCTTTGATTTTCTGCATCCACATGTTGCACACATATTATTTTCCTTTCTACTAGTTTTTAATTAACCGTTTGATTCAACAACTTTTACATCCGCGGGGACAGAGTATTTATTGTACGCTGCCACCCAGTCTTTAGAAATTGCTTTCTGTGCGTCTTTAAGTGTAATAGCTCCAGCACAGATCATTCTCTTTAACTTTGTCTCGATGACGTCTTTCTTTCGTGCATTTGCTCCTACATACGGTTGCGGCCAAAGATTTTTAGGGTCAGAAGGTGATCCGCCTAGCTGTAGTGAAATAAGATGATCTTCTTCATAGCCGGATAGATCTGCTCCGTATGTCGCAACTAAGAACTTATAGGTTGTTGCAAGCTGTGTTTCCTTTAGCTTATTTGTGTATGTAGTAGTAGGACGCACGGTATCTGTCCACCCTGACTTACAGATATTGTCCTTAATGTTTGCCTGTGTTACATCTGGATTTGTTATACCAGGTGTCAACTTTGCCTTTGGCTTTACCCAATCTGCCGCATATGACGGAGTTGTAATCGCAAGAGCAATGGCTACCGCTATA